TCAGATCTTTTCTTTTTTACTGTTTTTTTATATCATACTTTTTTAGTAGGAATTATACACACGATAAAAAGAACACGCAAAACAAAACGCGAAGAGAACAGATCACAAGCAATTCAAAACGATATGAAATAAGCGAACAAGTGTACTAGTTCCTATAACATACATTATGTTAACTTGTCGGTATTATGTATAATATACTATGTGTTTATTACTATATATCAATATATAGGGGGTGGGGTACTCCAAAAATAGAGGGCGAGCAGTGAGGAAACGCTCTACTATATATATCAATACAAATGACTCCTAACCAAATACCTCACTCAAAAAAAATTTTAAAAACAAAAGGGCGACTTGCTCTTTTTTATATTGGAAAAATAAATGGCGACTTAGAGAATCGGTAATCTCGCTAGTGATACACATTAGACTAGAGAAGTAAGTTCAACTCTTACAGTCGCAACCAAAGTGTATCTGATAATTCCAATAAACTGGAATAGCTGAAATAGATAGGAATAAGGCTAGTACACAAAGAGTTTTTTATATAGATTGGGTGCATTTTACTCCTTATTGCATCCAACCTCCTTTCTAATAGGCTACTAATTGGTAGCCTAGAGTAGATATATAAAAAGGAATACTTAGCATATCTTCGAAATGCAAGTTCCCGAGGGATAAGTCCCAAAAGGTCAGTTATCAACGATAGCAGTATATCTATTCTAGGGTGCTTATTAATGCACTATAGGAAGGAATTTAAGAATATGAGTACAAGACCAGTAGATTTAACAGGTCTACCAAAAGGCAGACATCAAGGGAATAAGAACGTTACTGCTAAAGATTCTTATAAATTTGTATGTGATTATGTAGAACTAGGAAGTTATACAATGGTTGCAGAAAAAAATGGGACATCTAGGAGAACAGTAACAAGGAGAATTAAAGAATTTATTGAAAAGAACCCTGAAGAGTTTGATAGAATCTTAAATACTTTTCTAATGAGAAATAAACAAGAAATGATTTTAAATAACTCTTTAACTACTGCTAAGGCACTAGATAAGGTAAATGAGATGTTAGACGATCCTGATGCTTGTAAAAGTGTTAAGGATGTAGCGATGACTTATGGAATTCTTTATGATAAGGGTGCATTAATGAAAGGCGAATCTACATCTAATTCGGCTATTGTTATTAAGATGGCTGGAGATATAGAGGAATTAAGTAAGTAATGGAAATAGATTTAGGGGAATTATATCCTAAACAAATAGAGTTTTGTAAGTCAGTTGCTCGTTATACTTGCTATGGTGGTGCAAGAGGTGGTGGAAAATCTTATATTTCAAGAATTAAAATGGTTTTACTAGCTCTTTATTATCCTGGTATTCAAATTCTTTTATTAAGAAGAACTTTGCCAGAATTAAGAGAGAACCATATAAATCAATTACAATCTTTATTAAGATGTCAAAGTAAAGAGGGTAAGATAGCAGAATATAAGGAATCTACAAAAGAGTTTAAATTTCCTAATGGCTCAAGAATAGTCTTGGGTTATTGTGATAAAGAAAATGATGTTTTACAATATCAAGGTCAAGCGTATGAGGTTATTACAATGGAAGAAGCAACGCTTTTTACTGAATTCCAATTTCAAGCATTAACTGAATCAAATCGTTTAAGCGGATGCTGTGAGAAAGAATTTAAACCTCGTATGTATTTTACTTGTAACCCTGGAGGTGTTGGTCACGCTTGGGTTAAACGCCTTTTTATTGATAAAGATTATAGAGGTACTGAAAACCCTGATGATTATTGTTTTATTCCATCTAATGTTTATGAGAATAAGTTCCTTATGGAACACGATCCAGGGTATGTTAAGATTTTAGAGAATCTTCCAGAGGATAGAAAGAAAGCTATGTTATATGGTGATTGGGATGTATATGATGGACAATTCTTTCCTGAGTTTAGGAGAGATATTCACGTAGAAGAACCTTTCGAGATTCCAAACTCTTGGAATAGATATATAGCATTAGATTATGGTATGGATATGTTTGCTGTGTTATTTTTTGCAGTAGATCCTCAAGGGGAGGTTTATGTTTATCAAGAAATACATAAAGATAACTTAATCGTTTCCGAAGCTGCTAATACTCTTAAATCTCAAATGAGAAGAAGAGATTACAAGAATATTTTTGCTCCACCTGATTTATGGGGAAGAAATAGAGATACTGGTAAGAGTACAGCAGAAATATTTAGAAATAACGGTTTAGTATTTACTAAATCATCAAATGCAAGGGTAAGTGGATGGCTTGCTGTTAAAGAATTGTTGAGGGTTTATAAAACTCGCCACGAACAAACTGGCGAACCTATAGAAAAATCAAATCTTCATATATTCTCTAATTGTAAGAATCTTATCCATTGTCTACCTCTTCTACAACACGATGATAAAGATCCTAATGATGCTTCTACTGAACCTCACGATATCACTCATATATGTGATGCGTTGAGATATTTCTGTGTAAGTAGAACTAAACCAAGTGAAAAACCTACTATAGAAAAACAATTCTTTGGTTTTACTCCTCAAAAGACTTATAAAGACTATGGGGAGAAGTTGGAGATTGTATGAAAAAGAAAATTTATCGTGATCTTCATAAAGAAGAGTTGGACTTAGATATAGTTATATATGCTGATTGTTTCTATCAAATAGGTGGTATTGAGAGTTGGGCATATTATACTTGTAAAAGATATAATGATGGTCAAATAACTCTTATGTATAAATCTGCTGACAGCGAACAAATAGATAGATTAAGTAAAGTTGTTGACTGTGTTCAATATACAGGTCAAGACTTTAAATGTAATAGAATAATTTATGTAGCTCCGATATATGTTCACGATGATGAAATATATCAAGGTGCTAAAGAACGTTATCTTATAAATCACGTATGTTATGGTGATTCAAAGAATCAAGAAGTATTTGAACTACCAGAACTAGATGGTATTTATGCTGTTAGTGATGAGTGTAAGAAAAGTTGTAAGAAAAGGATGTTAGGAGATATCGTTACTCTATATAACCCAGTGGAAATTGAAAAACCTAAAAAGGTATTAAGATTGGTAACTGCGAGTAGATGGAGTGAGGATAAAGGTTCTAAACAAATGCTAGAGTTTGCTAAAAGACTTGATAAAGCAGGTATTTCGTTTATTTGGTATGTGTTTAGTAATGAAGAACCTGAATCTCATCATCAAAATATGATATTTATGTATCCTAGATATGATTTAGCTTCAATAATTGCTGATTGTGATTATGGAGTTCAGTTCACTAGAATTGAGTCTTATGGACTATTTCCTGTTGAGTGTCTTAAATGTGGTACTCCAGTTATCCTATCAGACTTAAAAGTATTTAGGGAAATTGGTATTGATGAAAAGAACGCTTTCTTTTATGATTGGGACTTAAATGGTCCAGATGTAAAAGAACTTCTTAAAATACCTAAAGTTAAATATAAAGAACCTAGTAGTGATAAATTATATAAGGAGTTGTTGAAATGTCCTACTTCAAAGTAATTATTCCAAATTATAATAGTGAACGATATATTGAAAAATGTATTAATTCAATTTTATCTCAAACATTTAAAGATTTCGCCATTGTGATTGTTGATGATATGAGTACAGATAATTCAGTTAAAATTATTGAAAGTTATGATGATAAACGTATTCATTTAGTAAAAAATATCGAAAAACGATATAATGGTGGTTCTAGGAACGTAGGAATTGATTATCCTATAGACAGTTCCTATACACTTTTTATTGACAATGACGATATTTTTGAAAATGAAAGATGTTTTGAAATATTATCTACATTAATTAAACAAACAAATTATCCAGACTGTGTTAATTTGAATTATATCTATGATGATGGTGCTCGCCATAATATAGATTTAAGTTATAGAAATGATGTAGAGAAATTAGTCCACGATAATAATGTTGCGTGTTGGACTAAAGCAATTAAGAGTGAATTGATGGTACATTTTCCTGAGAATACTCTTATGGAAGATGTAGCTCAACATATTGCTCAATGCGATTGTATAGAAACAGTTGCAAGTTTAAGTGATGTATATTTTGTAGTATGGAATAGACAAAACGCTGATTCTTGTTCTACTAAACCTAGTGAAAAAAGAAAGTCTTCTGAGTGGAGGCAACTTGCAGATGTTTATGATTTAGAATTAAAACATCAATATTGTATTGATGAAAAGAATAATAGAATAAAAGAGTATTTAGATTTACTTCTAAATGGTCGTCACGTATGGGAGGAGTTAAGTCGATGAAAAAGAAAGTTTTTAGAGAAAGATATTATCCAACAGAAAATCTTGAAAAAATGGAAGATGGTATAACTGTATATTTTCAAGAGAAAGAAGAAAAACCTAAAAGAACAAGAAAGACTGCAACCAAGAAAACTACTAAGAAAAAAGGTGAATAGTATGGAATTAATAATAATGGGGATATTTATGTGTATCTCTTTTATTTTGGGTAGATATACCGTAAAAGAGCAACCTAACAATATTCCTATAAAAAATATAATTAAAAAGAGTAAAAAGAAAACCAATGACATCAAGATGGATGAAGCTACTATTACTATGTTAGAAAATATTGATAACTACGATGGTAGCGGCTTAGGACAAAAGGATGTTCCTGAGGAGGTGTAGTATGGAATTAGAAGAATTAGAAAAGACTAAGACTTGGGAATTATATGAAAAGTCAATTAATTATTGCCAACTAATTAATCTATTCAGTAATACTGATTTATTTAATAAGTTCTATATTGGAGATCAATGGAACGGTTTAAAGTTATCTAAATCAGTTGAACCTGTATGTTTAAATATAGTACAACAAATAGTTAAGCAAAAAGTTTCAACTGTTACTGAAAACCTATTCGCAATTAATTATTCTCCAGAAAACGGTGATAATGAAGATTTTATTCAAAACGCTCAAGATGTATGTAAGAGTTTAAATAAATACGCTAGTAAGATATGGGACTTTGACCAATTAGATTATAAAATCAAAGCGTGGGCTAAAACTGCTGCAATAGTAGGCCAAGCAATATGTTATGTTGATTATAAAGATAAAAGACCTATATGTTTAGATATTAATAATACTGATATATTCTTTGGTGATGAGAATAGTCCTGATATTCAAAAACAACCTTACATAATAGTAAGACAAAGAAAAAATTTATTAGATGTTCAAGAATATGCTAGAAAGCACGTATCTGAAGATAAAGTTATGTCTATTGTAGGAGATAATGATACTGAAACTATTCCAGGGCAAAAAGAAGAACTTGATAATAAAGTTTGGTTATTAACTAAGTTCTGGAAAGATAAAAAAGGACAAGTTCATTATTCACGTGGTGTTAAATACCTAGAAATAGAAGAAGATGTAGAAATGGGTATAGAACTTTATCCATTTGCTATGTATAACTGGGAAGAAAGAGATGGCTCTGCTAGAGGTGTAGGAGAAGTTGAATATCTTAAACCTAATCAAATAGAAATAAATAAAACAATAATGAGAAGATTAATTACAGTTAAAAATACTGCATATCCTCAAAAAGTTGTTAATGAAGATGCTATTTCTAATATAAATGATGTAGATAGAGTTGGTGCTACTATTAGATTTAAAGAAATGGGTAGTTTAAGAGCATCAGATGTATTTATGAATACAAACCCTGCTCAAATGTCTACCGATGCTGAAAAGGTACAAGCTGAGTTAATTAATTTATCTAAAGACTTGACTAACGTATCTGAAGCAACTACTGGCAATCTTGATCCTTCAAGTGCATCAGGTAGAGCAATCTTAGCAGTACAACAAGCACAAAATCAACCATTAAATGACCAAGTTATAGGTTTAAAGAAATTTATTGAAGATATTGCTAGAATATGGTTTGAATACTGGAAGAAGAATTCAAAAGACTTAATTGTATTCTATACTGAAAAAGATTTACAAACTGGTGAGATATTAGTTCAAGAAGCAAAAGTTGATAAACAAACAATGAAGAACTTAGAGGCTTTTGTTAAAGTAGATATAACTCCTAGAGGTGCTTATGATAGATATGCTCAAGAGTTATCATTAGAAAACTTAATGCAAGGTGGTTTTATTCAATTTGATGAATATGTTGAATCATTAGATGCTGATTCAGTAATGCCTAAGACTAAGTTGGAAAGAATATTAAAACAAAGACAAGAGAAACAAGCAATAATGAATCAAATGGATATGGAAGCTACTCAAATGATGAACGCAGCAAATCAACAAATGGCTAACGCTCAAGAGTTTGCTGGAATAGAAGACCAAGCAAGTTCAATGATGGCACAAGCATTACAAGAAGCACAAGAAACATCTCACGGAAATGATACAACAAGAAGCGATGTTTCAAATAACGTTCAATTAGCAGCATAATGCTGCTTTTTATATGGTCTGATTAAGGGAAATCTTATAATGACCACCAAATATGTCGAGATGCAGACAATAAATGTATGTGAGGGAAGCAAACCCGTATAAATAGAAAGGATGTAGCTATGGAAGAATTAAATAGCTCAACACTTATCTCAGAAGAGATTGAAAACGAAGAAGAACAAACTTCAGAAGAAAATGTTCAAGAGGTTGAAGAAACTTCAGTTGAAGAAACTTCACAAGATAGTGGAGAAGAAATCAAGGAAGAAGAAGAACCTCAAGGCAAATTCTATACCGAAGAAGAATTTAATCAAAAGGTAAATGAAATTGCAGATCGTAGAGTTGCTCGTAAAATGCGTAAGCTAGAAAGAGAACTAGACAAACATAAGGATATTGAAAATGTCCTTAAATCACAATTAGGTGGAGAAACACTAGAAGAAGTAAATGATAAGTTAAGAAACTTATATACTAATGAAGGTGTAGAACTACCTGAAAGGTATGTTAGTGAAGATAGCGAGTATATCGAATATCAAGCTGACAGAGATAGCAAGGATATCATTACTGAAGGATACGAATCAATGAAACAAGAGGCTAATCGTTTAGCAAGTATTGGTTACGATAACTTAAGTAAGAAAGATAAACTTGTATTTACTAAGTTAGTTGATGCTTTAAACTCAGAAGACGATAAGAGAGCGTTAAGAAGTTTAAACATTGACGAAAGTATTCTTGAAGACAAATCATTTATTGAATATAGGAATCAATTCAATAGTAATGTTCCTGTATCTAAAATTTATGATATGTATCAAGGAACACAAGAAAAGCCAATTAATACCCCAGGCGACTTAACCAATAATTCTGAATTAGAAAAAGATTTCTTTACTGATGAAGAAATTGAAAAAATGACTGATGAAGAGTTAGAGGCAAACTGGGATAAAGTAAGGATGTCGCAAACAAAAAATAATTAAAAAGAAAGAAGGATGATATTATGGCAATTACTGTTGCTAGCCAAAAGATTTGGCATAAGGCGTATGAACACGCATTACAAACTATTACAAGTTTAAGAAATCACTGTGATTTCAAATATGAAAGGGACTCAAAAAATGCAGATACTGTATATATCTTAAATGCAGTTAGACCAACTGTTAGAACTTATGTTCCAGGTACTGACTTATCAAGAGATGCAGTAGATGCTACAAGACAAGCATTAGAAATCAATCAATTCAAATATTTCAATATTGAAATGGATGATGTTTATAAAGCTCAAACTGTTCCTGGTGCTTTAGAAGCTGCTGCTTTAGAAGGTGCTAGAGCATTATCTGAAGAAGGAGATAAATATGTTGCTTCATTAGTAAAAGCTGGTGTTGAAGATTCTTCAATCGATTCAGTTGCTAAATTTACTCCAACAAAATCTAACGCTATTGAAGGTGTAGAAAGTGCATTTGAAATTCTTTACACTAACAACTGCAAGGTTACTGATGATTATTGGTTAGAAATTTCTCCAAAATACTTTAAATTCTTAAGACCTGCTGTAACTGAATTATTAACTAATAACGTTGAATTAGCTAAGAAAGGTGTAGTAGGTACTTATGCTAATGCTAAAGTAACTATTGAAAACTTACTACCAACTGGTAAGTCTTCAGGATCATTATCTGATGATGATACTGTATACAACATCTTAAGAACTTCTCACGCTATAGCATTTGTTGAACAAATTAAAGAAACTAATGCTTATAGACCTGAAGCTGCTTTCTCTGATGCTATCAAATCATTATATGGTTATGGTGCAAAGGTTGTAAGACCTGATGAAATAGCAGTAATTAAGACTACTATATAAGATTAGAGGGGTTATCCCCTCTTTTTTATCGAGTGGCTAGTGCTTAAGGTGGTGCGATTCCACCTCTCTCGACCTTAGAAGGAGATTATTATGAAAAAACTAGAATATTTTACAGTTAAACCTAACTTAAAACAATTTTATGGTATTACAGTAAACGAAAAAACTAAATTTGATGAAGAAACTGAAGATGGAAGAGTAAAACAACACTTTGAGAATTTAACTCTTACAACACACGTAGAGAGTAAAATTGATTCAACCGAAGAATATCCCTTTGAAGTGTCAGAAGTGTCTGATATGACTATTAAAATGCCTTCTGGAACTATTCTAATATGGGATGAAACTCAAGGGTTTATAATTTCTCAATATCAAATGACTAATTTAACAAATTTAGCAAAAGAAATCAAAGAAATGAAAAACGTATATAAAGATTCTAAAGTATAGGAGGGATGTCTATGACTTTAAAAGAAATGAAAATTAAAGTATTCTCACTTATTGAAGAATACTATCCTGAACTATCAGGTATGGCTGAGGATGAAGATGTTTTAAATAAGATTAATGGAGTTGTTAATTCAATTCAAATGGACTTAATGAAATATCGTAAGATACCAGCTAATACTGAAATAGAAATAAAGGAAAACTCTAATAGAATAATTACTTTAAGCGATGAAATAAGCGACATTTATCAACTAAATAAAGTTATATTAGTTCCTAATGAGGGAATATCTAATAAAGACTTTACTTTCTTGGATGATGATAATATCGAAATAAATGATGAGTTTGAAGGTGTAGTTAAATTATTCTATTATAAATATCCTAAAATGGTAAAAGTAGATTTTGAAGAAAGCGATAATAAGGATGAATATGATGCTAACTTTAAATTTGATGTTGATAATGCCATTTTAGAAGTAATGCCTTATGGTATTGCAAGAGATTTATTAAGATTAGATATGATTTCAGTATACGGAACATATTTCGAAAAAACTTATAATGAACTAAAAGCAAGTCTAGATCCTAGAAGAACAGCAGGAGTTATCACTATATATGGTGGAGATAATATTTAGGAAGTGATGCAAGATGGCGACAACTAATAAAATAATTACTAGACAATACGCAGGTTTTAGAGGCGTAGATTTCACAAATGGTCTTGTATCAAGATATCGTTCTCCTGATTCCATTAATATGTGGAAGAATTATTTGGATGATGACTGCATACAAACAAGACCAGGTATGGAGTTAATCGGTGAATTCGATGGCGAAATATTTGGTCTGTTTTTTTATAAGTTAAATAATACTACACACGTTTTAGTTCATAGTGGTAATAAGTTATATAAATGGAATAATTTTCCATCAAGGCCAGTACAAACTACATTGTTAGCAAGTAATATGGCATTAATGAAATCAAATTACTTTGTATTTGATGATATTTTATTCATTATGGATGGAGTAAATTATTATGAATATGATGGCACTAATTTAACATCAGTTGTAGGTACAATTCCTATGACTACTTATGTAATGACTCCTCAAGGTCAAACTGATTTGGACGAAGGTTTAGATACCGATAAAATGTTCCAACCTTTAAATTGTTTAACAGGAGTTCAACAAAATCAATATGAAGGCGATGGAACTTCAGTTGATTATGTTCTAGCAAATAAAGGACTAGATGCAAACTATTCAGTATTTGCAACAGTCGATAATGTAAGAATAGAAGAAGGAAGTGGACTTACAGTTAATAGAAATGACGGTATAGTTACTTTCTCTACTGCTCCAACATCTGGTGCAAGAGTAATAATACAATTTAGTAAGACTGAATCTGGTATGAGAGATAGAATTCTAAATTGTAGAATAGTAAAAGAATTTGATAATAGAATCTTCTTTAGTGGTAACCCTGATTATCCTAATGGAGTTTTCTATTGTGAAGCAAGTGATCCTAGATATATAAGAGAAAACGCTTGGGTAAGTATAGGTTTAGACTTAGCTCCAGTAAAAGCAGTTATTCCTGGTAATAATGCTTTATGGGTAGTTAAAGATACTTATCAAAATAGTGCAAGTGTTTATTATATGACTAGAAGTGTAGAAAATGGTACTGATATTTATCCATCTAACCCAGGCAATATTGCTTTAGGATGTATAAGTACTGGTATTAATTTTAATGATGATATAGTATTCTTCTCTAAATTAGGTTTAGAGGGCTTTGCATCTACATCACTTTATTCAGAACAAGTATTACAACATAGGTCTAATATGATTGATTCAAAAATGGTTAATGAAACTCATTACGATAAAGTTAGACTTGCTGAGTGGTCTGGATATCTTTTATGTGTTATAGATTCACACGTTTATTTAGCAGATAAAAGACAAAAGTTTTTAGAAAATACTGATGTAGGTTATGAGTGGTTCTATTGGGAACTACCAGTAAAAGAAGTTGCAGTTGAAGAAACTACTACTAAATATCCTATAAATGATGTATTTGAATTTAGAGGTAAGTTATATTTTAGTAACGCTTACGGACAAGTATATCAATTAAAAGGAACTACTGATAACGGAGAAGATATTAATTCTTACTGGACTACTTGTAAGGATGATTTTGATGCTCCTTCATATACTAAAACAACAAGTAAAAAAGGTGGAGTATTAAGTCTAAAGAAAATGGATAATGACGAAATAGAAATAACATCTATATTAGATGGTGAAGAAAAGAAAACAAAAGAAGTTGTAGATACAAAAGGATATTGTGTTTATAAGGTTAAAAATAAAAAGTTTAAAGAAATTCAATTCAAAATAGGTTCTGATAAACCTTTTGGTTTGTTTAATATGACAATACAAGGGTTTATTGCAGGATATGTAAAGAGGTGATTTAAATGGCTATGAGTTTAAATTCAGAAGAACAAAAAAGAGTAAACAATGTTTATAATGAAAGGGAAAAAGCATTAGCTGAGAATAATAGTATTTATTCTGGTTTAATTGATAATGCTGGAGAGTTAAGAGATTCACAAAATCAATACTTAGCAGAACAACAAGCATTACAAGATAAACAAGTTGATATTAATCTTGAAAGACAAAAACAATTAATTGATAAACAAAAAGAAGAAGCACAAAAAAATAAAGATATAGAAGGTAGAAAAGCATTAAATACATATATGGCTTACACTAACCCTTATAGTTCAAGACAAACTGATAACTTAAATAGAGGTCTTGCTAATTCAGGTGTTAGTGCTACTGAAAGATTAGGTGCTTTAACTTCTTACAACGATCGTATGGCTAGAGCAAATACTGCTTTAAATGATGCTATTACTGAATATAATTTAAAGTATGACCAAGCAGTACAAGATGGAGATTTACAAAAGGCTCAAAACGCTTTAAATAAATTACAATTAGAAATACAAAATGCTCAAGATTATTACAATAACGTATCAACATTAAAAGAAAAGAGTTTCTCAAATGCTCAAAGTATAAGAAACGCTTATATGGATCAATATAATAATGTTTACTCACAAATCTTAAGAGAAAAAGAACTAGCTCAATCTGCTAAACAATGGCAAGCTGAATATAATTTGAAGAAATCTCAATTAAATGGTTCTGATTTAGATGGTAACTCTACATTATACGGAGCATCTTCAAAATATTCAGATGTTAAGAAAGCAATAGAAACTGATAAGAAATATAATGGAAACTACTCAAACGATGTAGCAAGTAATTATATTCAACAACAATTTGACGCAGGAAATTTAACTCCTAACGATGTTAAGAAATTAATACAAGAATTTGGTTTAAGATAGGAGGTGCATTATGAGTTTACTAGACAGCATAGTAAAGAAAGCAAAAAAGTCTTTAGATAAAGATCAATTTAATAAAGACCAAGATGCACTATATAAATCTATAATAAATGGTAATTACAAACAAAGAGAAACGTTTGATAATGATACATTAGAGCAAGCTGCAAATAAAAAGATGCCTACTTACGCATCTAGTTTAAAAAACGATGGAACTGAGTTAGGCGAAGCATTTGCTGTTGTAGGCGATAAAAATGGTAATGAATCAATAACAACTGTAGCAGAAAGAAATAAAGAATTGCAAAGAATTGCTCAAGAACAAATAAATAAAAGGTCTACTCAAGATTGGCTAAACGCTAGTAAGCAATCTGAAAGTGAATTAAGAGAAAGACAAAACGCTTTATTAGAAAACTTAAAAGCGAATAACATTAAAGCAAAAGTTACTGCAACAGGTGCAGTAGCAGAAGACTCTCGTAAAAAAGACTTGGAAGTTGGAGAAAAACCTGAGTTTGAAAATGAATTACAAAAAAATGTAGATAACAAACAAGCATTATTAGATTATATGAAAACTGACAAATATAAAAACTTACAAGCTGAATTACAAGAAAAATGGGATGAAAGAGCGTATAACTTAAGTAATTATGAAACTAAAAAAGCAATAGAGGATGAACAAAATCAATCTGCTTTTGTAAAACTAGCGATGAGTCCAGTTAGAGGTGGTGCTAGTGTATTTAGTTGGACTAGAGGAGATTTAGCAACATCTAATGGTCAATTAGGTTCATATAATGATGTATTTATGCAAGCTCAAAGAGAAAACGCTAGTAACCCATTATTAAAACTAGGTTATGGTGCTTTGACTGAAATAGGAAAACAAGCAGTTATGCAAACGCTTAATCAAATAGTTCCAGGTTTAGGAACTGTTTCTTATTTTGGAGATATATTCAACGATCAAGTTAATGAAGCAATTAACAACGGATATAGTGAACAAGCAGCATTGAATTATGGTCTTTTAAGCACAGGTGCTGAAGCATTATTTGAAAAATTATTAGGTGCTGGTTCATTATATTACAATGGTAAGAAAGGTTTCTTTGAAGCTGGTACATCTAAATTTTTGTCTAAATGGATAGGCAATAAAACAATGAACGATGTATTAAGTAGCGTTATTACTGAAGGTTCTGAAGAATTCCTTGAAGAATATTTAGGAGAATTTAATAAGCAATTAACTCTTAATTGGGCTGATAAAGGCGAAGATATTGATTGGGAACAAATAGGTAGTAAGGAAACATTACAAAATGCAATTGAATCTGGTATGATTGGTGCAATTACTGGTGCTTATGGTTCTTCTCTCCAAAGAATATATACTCCAAAAAGTACTGCTAATTTAAATCAAGCAATATATGAATTAGAAAGAGATAACGGATATATAAGTAATACAAATAGACAATATCTTGAAACAATGGCAGCACTTGCAGAAGCAACAGATACTCCTATGAGTTCAGAACAATTATTAGAGAATTTATATACAATTAGAAATACTCAATCTAAAACATTTAAAGATAGTGCTGTAAATCTATTCTCAAATTTAGACGAAAATAGCAAAGTATTATATAACAATTTAGTAAATGATATAAGTTCATTAGTATTTGATACTGGAGTTGATTTAAGATTCGATTCTTCATTAAATACATTAACTGAGTGGGATGGAGATACATTAAAACTTAACCCTACTAAAACTGATATGCCTATAAAGACTGTTTTATTAAAGGAATTAAGCAATAAAATACTAGATAATAAGACTAAGAGTAGTATTTTATTATACGCTAAAGAAACAGGCGTATATGATGCTTTAAAAGAAGAATTATTAGCATCTGGAGAGTTTGATGAGGCAAATGTAGATAACGAAATAGTAGCAAGAGAGTTAAATGATGTATTAACTAACTCAAAAGAGTTAGAAAAACTTGCTAAAGAGAATAAAGAAGATATCGGAGTATTAAAAGGTATAGTAAATAGTATTGCAGATAAATTAAATGGTAGAACAACTAAAGATGCTACTTACTTAAAAGAATCTGCAAAAGTATTTAATGTTCTTAATCTTAAAGAAGATTTATCTACTACCGAATTAGATACTAAAGCAACAGAAGAAGTTGAGCAAAAAACTCAAAATCAAATTGAAAAAGTTGAAATTCCTGAAAATAATACTAAATCTGAAGAGGTAAATAAAGCAACTAATTTAATGGATATAGCAAAATTAAAACCTGAAGATGCTAGTACAACTCCTGAACTAAAAGAACGTAAATATAATAAAAAAGGCGATGGTGAAAGTAAACAAGTTGAAACATTACAAAAATCTCAACTATTTACTGAAGAACAAAAGCAAAAAATTATTAAAGAAGAAGAGTTTAGTAAATACGATAAAATAACTAATAAAGATAGTTTAGATAAAGCATTTAAGAAACTTGAAAAAGGTGGTGCTGAAGAAACTATTAGATGGATGAATAAAAAAGCAGATGTTGCTGATGCTACTGATATAGCAGAAGGTATTATCTTAATGAAACAATATGCTGATAGTAAGAACTATGAAGGTATGATTGCTATTGCCAATAAATTAAGACAAATGAAAACTATTACTGCACAAGCTCTTCAAGCATCAAGTATTATGAGTAGGATGACTCCTGAAGGTATGGTAGCGTATGCTCAAAGTGAATTAACTGAAGCATATAATAGATTAGTTAAAAAGAAAACTCAAAATTGGATAGATCAACATCAAGCCGATTTCCAACTTACTACTGATGAGGTAGATTTTATTATGGATACTATGAAAAAAGTAGTCGGTATGGAAGATGGATACGAAAAGAAAGTTGAACTTGCTAAGATACAAAAACTAATGAACGATAAGATTCCATCTAGTGCTAGTAAAGCTCTTAAAGGTTGGATGAGATTATCAATGCTATTTAACCCTAAAACTCAAGTAAGAAATGTTGCTGGTAATACTTTAATTGCTCCAGCAAATATTACAGGGGATATTATAGCAAGTATGGCTGATAAAATAGTAGCAAAGAAAACTGGTGTAAGAACTACTGGAAACTTTAATATAAAAGAATATTTAAAAGGTGTAAAACGTGGTGCTTATGAGGCTACTAATGATTATAAATTAGGTATTAATACAAAAGATATAAATGATAGATTTGAGGCTGGCGAAGGTAAATCATTTAATGATAAAACATTAATAGGTAGAGGACTAAATCGTACTGAAAGTTTATTAAACTATTTAATGGATGTAGGTGATAGAGTATTTAGTGAAGGTTGGTTTGAAAATTCTCTTGCTAACCAAATGAGATTAAATAACGTTACCGAGCCTACTCAAGAAATGATAGATATAGCATTAAACGAATCGCTACAAAGAACTTGGAACGATAATAATAACTATACTAAATTTGTTCTTGATGTAAGACGTATGTTAAATAATTTAGGTGGAGAAAACTATGGTTTAGGTGATGTTTTGATACCATTTGCTAAAACTCCAGCTAACTTAACTAAAGCAATAGTTGATTTTTCTCCTTTTGGTTTAGTAAATTCATTAGTTCAATATAACAATTTGAATAAAGCGATAGGTAAAGGGGAATTTACTCCTCAACAACAACATAAGTTTGTTCAAACATTAGGAAAAGCAACTGCTGGTTCAATGTTATATATATTAGGTTATGCACTTGCTAAGAGTGGAGTAATAACTGGTAAGGATGATGAAGATAAAGATACTAAAAACTTTATTAAGAACGTATTAGGTGTCAATCAATACTCAGTTAAAATTGGAGATAAATCATTTACTTATGATTGGGCTCAACCTATTGCTGCTCCATTAGCAATTATGTCTAATATAGTTAATAGTAAAGACAAAGGTACTGGTTTATTTGAAGGTATTGTTAGTTCGTTAGATTCTGCTAACGCTATATTGTTAGAACAATCATTTTTACAAAGTATTAATGATGTATTAACTGATAATGAAGGCGTTGCATCTGGTTTGATTAATGCAATACTTGATCTTCCAGCAAGAGCAGTTCCTACTTTCTCAAAACAAATTGCTGATATGGTAGATGGTACTCAAAGACAAACATACGAAAAAGATAGACCATTACAAACAGCAGCGAATAAATTTATTGCTAAGATACCATTTGCAAGTAAAACATTAGCTCCTAAAGTAAATACAATGGGAGAAGATGTTCTTAAATATGGTGGTAATAATAATATATTAAATGTTATGTTTAACCCAGCAAACGTAAGTAAATCAGAAGTAAGTAAAGCAGGACAAGAAATATATAGAGTATATAAAGCAACTAACGATACTTCGGTTATGCCTACTACTGCTCCTTACTCTGCTGGTAAAGGCGATAGCAAGAGAACACTTACATCTGAAGAAATTGCTCGATTCCAAAAGATATCAGGTAAGTCTATTGAAAAGGCTATGAATACTATTATGAAGAGTGATAAATACAAAAATGCAAGTGATACTGAAAAAGCAGAGATTATTAAAGATATAGTTAGTTATTCAACTGCTCTTGCTAAGAGTAAAGTTGCTGGTCAAACTATGGCTAAAACTTATAATAATGTTAAAGAATATATTAATAATGGTGGTAATTTAGGAGATTATTACTTAAATAAAAAAGAAATTGATTATTCTTTAAACTATCCTGAAAAATATAAAGTCATTTCTCAAATAGCTCCTTATGAAAAATATAAGGAATATGATGATGAAATAGATAAGATAAAGAATAGCACTAAAAACGAATATGATAAGAGTGCTGTAATAAGATATGTTAGTAATTTAGATTTATCTCTACCTCAAAAGGCTATGTTAATTAAAATGAATTATAAGAGTTTTGATACTTATAATAATGACATTATTAATTATATAGACCAAAATGTTAGTGATATGACTGACAAAGTAGAGATATTAGAAAAATTAGGCTTTAAAGTAAATAATGGCACTGTGAGGTGGTAAATATGAATAATTCATTTAGACCTATTACTAATGAAGATTTAGTACGTAAATATAATTTAGATGAATTAAAGGTAGATAGAAAAAGAATATCTGCTTTAAATAGTGGTTTAGTAAAAACTGATGGAATACTATATGACTTTGTAGAACAAACTACTAAGGATATAGAAGATATACACGACCAGCTAGATGGTAATATCACTAGCTGGTTTTATAATTATGATCCAACACTAAATAATGAACCTGCTGTAAATTGGACTACTACTCAATTAAAAGACGATCATTTAGGCGACCTTTTCTATAATACTGATGAAGGTACTGCTTTTAGATTTATTGTAGATAATGGAGTATATAAATGGAATCAATTAACTGATGATGCTGCTGCTCAAGCGTTGTCTATAGCAAGACAAGCTAAGGATACAGCAGACTCAAAAAGAAGAGTATTCGTAGTCCAACCTACGCCACCTTATGATGTAGGGGATGTTTGGTGGAATACTTCTAACAATGAAATGTATAGATGTATTGTAGCAGAGGATGAAGAAGGTTCTTTCCACTCAACTGATTGGATAAATGACCTTAAATATACTGATGATTCTACTGCTATAAGGTTAAACGAAGATTTACGTGCTGATGTAGTTGAAGATTATGCTACTAAAGTAGAATTAACTCAATCAGCAAACTCAATTAATTTAGCAGTAAATGCTCTAAGAGTAGTTACTGATATGAAACATAAGATATTTGATACTCTTCCTACTCCTCCTTATGCTGTAGGAGATTATTATATAGATAAAACTAACGGTGAAGTATACGATTGTGTAAACGCTAAAGAAGAAGGCGAGTCTTACGCATCTACCGACTGGGTAATAGATATGGACTTAACTGAATACGTATCACACGCAGGAGTAGATATATTTGAAGAATCTATAAATATGGAAGTTAGTAAAAAAGTTGATGATAACGAAATAATTTCTAAAATCAATATGACTCCTGAACAAATTCAAATTAACTCAGGTAAGATTAGTCTTGCTGGTAAAACTATACAAATGACAAGTGATAATATCGCTATTAATTCTACTAATTTTCAAGTAGATAAAAATGGTAATGTTACTTGTAATAACTTAAATGCCTCTAACGCAAATGTAAGTGGAACAATAAACGCTAGTGCTGGTGTTATAGGTGGATGTAATATTGAAAACAATAAATTAATAATAAAAGATGCTAATATAGATACTTTAAATGGTATAAGTGCAAATAAAATTATTGGTGGTATTTTAAATGGTAATAACAATATTACTATTAAAAATATAAGTGGTTCAAATATTACTGGTGGAACAATAAACGGTAATAATGTAACTATAAAGAATTTAAGTGCATCTAATATAAGTGGTGGTTCTCTTAGTGCTGGTCAAATAAATTATCAATACTATGCAGATGGTCAATGTTTCTTTAGAGTAGGACCAGGTTTTGCTAATAACCCTTATGTTAGTGCGTTAAATGTTGCATACGGACACGGTGGTATATCATTTAGAAATAGTGATAGTGCTGGTAGTTTAGGTAGCCAACAAGCATATATAAGAACAACAAGTAGTGGTAGTGCATTATATATTAGTTGCAATAATGGTACTAACATTGAAGGTGTTAAATTCTATGATGCTTATATGCACTCAGGTACAGTTCAAATAGGAGAACACTATATTAACTGTTCTTGGGGTGGTCAAATAGATATGCACACTACTTCAGGAGATAACCTAGTTATGTATGCAAGTAAAAAGATTAGAGCTGGAGGCAATAGTTCAAGTAATAACGTTGCTACTTCAAGTTCTGGTCCATCATCAAGAAATGTTAAGAAAAATCTTAAAGATATAAAAGCAGACTATAAAAATGTATATGAAGATTTAAAAGATATAAATATGTATACTTACGATTATAAATATAAGGGCATTAAAGATAACCCTAGTGATTATGGTTTTATAATCGATGAAATAGAAGATACTAAAACTCTTTCTAAATATTTTAGAAACTATGATACAAAGTTATATCTAGATCATAATGAAGTTGTAAATCAATCTCGTTCTGATGAAGATATGGAACAATATAAAAGTATAGATATCAAAGAGTGGGAAAGAGATGCTTACATTAAAGGGTTATTTATAACTATCAAAGCATTACAAAATGAAATAGAAGAGTTAAAAGAAGAAGTTAAAGATTTAAAAGAAGGGAGAGATGCTTAATGATAAAGTTTGACGCATTTACTAAACAAATTCAAATTAACAGAGGTGATTCTACAACATTTAAAATTAGTGCAAAGGACACTTCAGGAACTTCTTATGATTTCAGTGTAGGGGAAAAAGTAAAACTTGCTATTACTGAAAGAAAGAACGAAGGTAATGTTGTATTTGAAAAGACAATTACTGTTGATGAAGCTGGATATTATGTATATATACCTATTTCTTCTGAAGAAAGTAAAATAGGAGAAATTATTAATAAACCAGTTACATATTGGTATGAAATATCAGTATTAACTCTAAACAACGAAATTCAAACTATTATAGGTTATGATGATAACGGACCTAAAGAATTTATTCTTAACCCAGAGGCTGGTGATGCAGAATGATAGATGGAAATATAGATGTATTAAGCATTAATGGTGATATTAATGATTATATCTCAATAGAAGGTACTCTTCTTCCTATCGGACCTAAAGGTGATAAGGGAGATAAAGGTGATCCTGGTTTTAGTCCAGTAGTCGATATGCAAAAGATAGGCAAAACTACTATCTTAACAATAACTGATGCAACTGGACCTCACGAAACTGAGATACAAGATGGTATAGGAGATATGGAAAAATCAGTATATGATACTGATAATGATGGTATTGTAGATAATGCTGAAAAAGTAAATGGATATTATGTAAATTGTGATGTTCCTTCTGACGCTGTATTTACTGATACAACATATACTGCTGGAACTGGTATATCAATATCTGCTGGTAATGTTATTTCTAATACTCAAACAAGTGCTGAGTGGGGTAATATTACTGGAACATTATCAGATCAAACTGATTTAATGACTGAACTAAGTGATAAAGTAGAATACTCAGATTTATCAGATGTTGCAACAAGTGGAAGTTATAATGATTTAATTGATACTCCAACAATACCAACAGTTAATGATGCGACTTTAACAATAAAGAAAAATAATACAAGCGTAGGAACATTTACTGCAAATGCTAGTTCAAATGTAGATATAAATATAACTGTACCTACTACTGCTAGCGATGTAGGTGCTGTACCAACAACTTCAGTAGGAACTGCTAGTGGTGTAGCAGAACTAGACGCAAATGGTAAAGTTCCTAGTTCTCAACTACCTTCTTATGTTGATGATGTAATTGAAGGTTATTATAAAGTAGCTGATGGTAAGTTCTATAAAGAATCTACTTATACTACTGAAATACCAGGAGAAACTGGAAAAATATATATTAGTGTAGATACAAACAAATCATATAGATGGACTGGTTCAGGTTTTGCTGAAATAAGTTCAAGTCTAGCATTAGGAGAAACAAGTTCTACTGCATATAGAGGAGATAGAGGCAAAATTGCTTATGACCACTCACAAACAACAAGTGGTAACCCTCATAATGTATCTAAATCAGATGTAGGTTTAGGTAATGTAGGAAACTTTAAAGCAGTTTCTACTGAAGCATCTCAAGGTTTAAGTTCTACTGAACAAAGTAATGCTAGAACAAATATAAGTGCTGTAGGAACATCTGATTACGCTGTAAATGGTGGTTCTGCTGGTATTATTAAAGTAGGAGATGCTTATGGTGGAAAAGTTGATGCTAATGGCATTTTATATGCTAGACAATTAAGTTATAGTGATTATTCAAGTGCTAATGCTAATACTTTTGTATCAAAAGGAACATTAAATGCAGTATTAACTGGTAAAGGATATACTACTCCTGAAGTAAGCGTAGGAACAACAACTCCAACAGGAGATGAAAAATTATGGATAAAAACTGATGAAACAACTAATCAAGGCAAATATTATGCTAATGGCAGTTGGAACGATTTATCAATAAAAGCATTAGATAGTATGGTAATAGGTTCAATAATACAATTTATGGGAACTACAATACCAACAGGATGGTTAGAATGTGATGGTAGTACAATTACACAAATTGATTATCCTGAATTATATACATTAATTGGAGGAACACTACCTGATTTTAGAGGTAAAGTATTAGTAGGACAAGACACAAACGATACTGATTTTGATACACTTGGGGAAACAGGTGGTAATAAAGCGTTACAAAAACATAATCACGAAGGTATTTATTGGAGTGATAATAATGGCGTGGGTTTAACAACTTATGGTAGTGCAACATATAGATTAACATTCACACAAGGGACTTGTTCAAACTCATTTCACACAGGTGATGCAGGAACAGGTGCTGAACCAACAGCAACAAACGGAAACTTACAACCATATGCAGTTGTTAAACACATTATAAAAGCAAAAAATACTACTCCTACAATGGCTAGTATAGTAGATGCTTATTCTACTTCTACTCAAGATGGGTATAGTTGTAATTATATAAATAATCATTTTGAGGGTACTATATTATGGACTAATCTAAGCCCTACAAGTGATTTTGCAGGGCAAGAAATAACTTTAAGTGATAATTTGAGTAATTATTCTTATTATGAAATATTATACTTATTTTCAAAAAATGATAATTACGAACTTACAACAGGAAAGATAGAAACTAATAGATTAGCATTTTTACAAACATTATCAAGTAGGGGTGGTAATTTAGTAGGTTATAGAAGATTACCAAGTGCAATAAATAATAATAAAATAACATTTGGTGGTGGAAGTGTAATTAGTTCTTCAGGAACAACGGAAGATAATTCAATATGTATTCCTATATACATAATAGGATATAAATAGAAAGAAGTGATAAAGAAATGGAAACAATAAGCATAGTAGTATTATGTAGTTTTATTGCAACTTTAATAGCAATAATCACTCCGATCATTAAATTAAATACAAGCATTACTAGATTAACTGATAGCATTAATAGTTTAAACGAAATATCTAGCGAAAATAAAAGAATATTGAGGGAACACGAAGACGTTCTTAAATTACACGAAATAAGAATTACTCTTCTTGAAAATATAAAAGAGAAAAGAGCGAAAAACAATGGAAAACAATAATTTTGCGACTGAAATGATTCAATTTGCTAAAGACCACTCTAAACGTACAGTTAGAGTTTTATTTATAATAATTGTAATTTTAATAGGATATTCAGCATTTATAACTTGGAGATATATAGATATTATAGGCGATATAAATACTATAACTACTACTGATACAATAGATATTAATGATGTAGACAATATAAATAAATCTGATATCGCAATAGGGAAGTGATTTTTATGGGAAATATATTATTAAAAAGAGTTAGAACTCAAAAGATACTCAAATCTAAATCTATTGCTAAAATAGTTAAGGATAAAAAAGGTAATTATCATTGCTCCAAATGTGGAGCGTATATTGGCAAATGAGTAAGCTTAATTTTACTAAGGATGAATTTGAGTATCTTGTAGATAAGTGTATGTTTAACGAAGAATATGCTTTAATATTGGAATTACTAATTAAAAATTATTCTAGGACACAAATCGCTATGAAATTAAATATAAGTGAATCAACATTAGATAAGAGAATAAGATTTATTAAAAAGAAAATATTAAAAGTTTTATAGGAGGAGGTGCGAGTATGGGTAATAGTTTTTGGAAAGCAGCAATTATCAGAGCATTAAGAACTATATGTCAAGCTGCTGTAGCAAGTATAGGAACTGCTGCAATATTACAAGATGTTAATTGGCTATATGTGTTATCTGCTAGTATTCTAGCAGGTTTTTTATCTATATTAAATTCAATAGCAACAGGTCTGCCAGAAGTTGATGAATAGGAGGAAATAAATATGGCTTGGAAAAAGTTAAAAGTTGTGAATAAAGTTTTAGAAAAAGGCGTACATTATCAAACTCAAGCATTTAAAAAAGGAACTCATAATGGTATTGATATGATAGGTAAAGGATACGCAACAGATTGGGAAGTAGCAATACACGATGGTAAAGTTGTAGAAGTTGCTTACTCATCATCTAGGGGGTATTATGTTGGTATTAAAATGCCAAACAATTACATTGTTAGATACTTACATATGAAAGAAGGTAGTATCCAAGTTAAAGTTGGTGAAAAGGTTAAAAAAGGCCAAAGGCTTGGATATATGGGTAATAGTGGATATTATAATGGCAAAAGAGTTGGTACTCACTTACATTTAGCTGTTGTAAATACTAATGGAAACTTTGTTGATCCATTGCCTTATTTACAAGATACTAAATCATTTGATAAAAATGAGTGGGTTAATGGTGATTATAAATTATTATATGAAAAATATTTAAGAGAATCACCAGAAGTTAAAGCAACAAATAAGGCTAGATATAAAAATCTATCAGCAGCAGCACAAGCTAAATGTACTAAAGACAAACTAGGATATGCTAAATATAAAGTAGGTGCAAAGATTAATATTAAAGAGTTTAAAGCTGATTCTAAAGCTAATCTGTGGGGTAGAACGAACACATTATGGGTTTGTGTAAAAGATAGTACAGGTAAGCAAGTAGAAAAGGTATAATATGGAATTTGATTATTATAAATTATATCTAGCAATAGATTATCAATATGTAGACAAGATAATATGTGAAACACTTGAACAAATAGAATTTGAATTAAATAAAGCTACTGGTTATAATGAATATTTAATCATAGGGCATAGTAATTTATTTGATGCAGATCAAGTAGTTGCACAAGGCAAAATTGAAGTAAATAGATCGTACACTAGGAAAGGAAGGTAATTCCTTTATATTACAATAGTACGACTATTTTACAATAAAAGGACAAAATCATTACGGTTTTGTCCTCTTTTTTTATGGGATAATTTATTTAGAAAGGAGAGATAAAGATTATTTTAATACAATAATTAGTGTCTCTTTTTTCTATGTTTTGGGAGGGATAATATGTATAACAGGTTAGATATGATTAACAATGAAATTGCTAATTTAGAAAGGATGAAAAATCAGTTGCCTCAAGCTCCAATTATGCAGAACTTTCAATTTACTCCACCAGGAGCTATGAAATATTCAAATAATATTGATGAAGTACGTAAAGAAGTAGTTTTTGCTGATACGCCATTTTTTTCTAAAGATATGAGTGTATTATGGATAAAAAATATTAATGGAGATATAAAAGTATTCGAATTAAACGAATTAATAGAAAAGGATGAAAAAGATATAAAAATAGAATTGTTAGAATCAAGAATTAAAAAGTTAGAAGGTGAATTAAATGAATATGACTCAAATACTACTAAATCAAATCAAAATGAAGAACCCTCAAATGTTCAATAAAGTAGAAGAAATGATGAGAACTGAAAACCCTCAAGAATTATTAAGTAAGATAATGGATGGATACACTCCAGAACAAAAACAAAAATTCAAACAATTTGCAAATAACTTTGGGATAACTGATGAACAACTAAATAGTTATGGTATTAACTCTAAATAGAGTTGATATATAGAAAGGAGAGAAAGTATGAACAGTAATGGAATTATGCCAACAGTTGATTTAGCTACTAATAATGGTTATAACAACGGTTTCTTTGGTGGAGAAGGCATCTGGGCTATTGTTTTAATTGCACTTTTATTTGGTGGTAACAATGGTTTTGGTGGCTGGGGTGGTAATAACGTTGCTACTACTGATTTTGTTTCTAGTGAATTTACACAAAGAGATATTTCTCAATTAGGAACTGAAGTAGCAAATGGCTTTACTAACACTGCTACTAACATCTGTAACCTTAGAAGTGAAGTATTAGAAAACAGATATGCTGCTCAATTAGGTGCTTGCAATACTCAAAGAGATATTTTAACTCAAACTAATGAATTAAATACTAATTTATTAACTCAAGCATTACAAAATCAAGCACACGTTGATGCTTGTTGCTGTGATATAAAATCTTTAATTCGTGAAGATGGCGAACAAACTAGAGCATTAATTACTCAAAACACTATTCAAGATTTAAGAGATAGATTACAAACAGCAGAAAATGTAATTTCTAATCAAAACGTAGTAAATCAAGTAAGACCTTATCCAATTCCTGCATATCCAGTGTCTTCACCTTATGGAGTTTATGGAAATTTCTATGGAAACGGGTTTTATGGAAACACAATAGTATAGCATAAAGTCAATGACGATCCTTAATGGAACTTGCTAGTATTCGTGAGTAGGTAACGAAAACGTAACGAGATAGGCGAGTCCTATCTCTTTTTAAAATGAAAGGAGAATAGATATGATACAAAGTTTACAAGAACAAGAGTTAGTTTTAAAATCTAACGAAGATGTAATAACATTTAGTGATACTGACTTAAGAACTAATAGTGCTAATTGCTTTAATGGTTGGTTAAATCATAATGAAGGTTCTGCTACCTTTAATATATTAGGTGGTGGAATATATGAAATAACATTTAATGCAAATGTTACTTCGGCTACTGCTGGAAATGTAGCATTAGGTATATTTGCTGATGGTACTCAAGTAGCTGGGACTGAAATGGATACACCTGTAACAGTTGGAGTTTATACAAATGTATCTTCTACTAAATATATTAGAGTATGTGGTAGAGGAAATGTATCTATAACAGTTAGAAGCATACCATCTATAATATATGATGGAACAACTACTGATACACAAATACCAATCGTTAAAAATGCTAATATATCAATAAAGAGATATGCGTAATAGCGTAGATAATTTGTCTTTAATATTACAAGCTTTAAGTCTACAAATATTGTTCAGAGATTATAATAATATGGACTTAATGAACGAATTACAAAAACAAGATAGCGAGTATTTCGAAAAGCTAATAAAACAACAAAACGAAATTTTAAATATCCTTAAAGAGAGGAGTGATAAAAATGGAAGAGAAACTAATTAAGAATACTGAAAAAATGATAAATGAAGTAATAGATCATATAGATGGAAATAGTATAGACTTTATTTATAAATTAGTAAAAATAAGACATATGGCAAAGGAGGACGAGAATATGAATTATAATGGATACAATGATTACGGAAGAAGATATAGTAATTATGGAGAAGAATACGGAAGAAGAGGAGTAGATTCTAAATATCGTGGTTATGGTCATTTAGATCGTATGTATAACGACTATGGAAGATATGAATACGGAAGAGAAAGATACGGCCATAATGAAGATACTAAGAGAAGTCTTAAATATATGTTAGAATCAATGGAAGATTTCGCAAGAATGTTAAGAGAAGATGCTCAAAGTCAAGAAGAAATACAAATGATTAGAGAAACTGCTCAAAGAATCGCACAAATGTAATGTATAGATTTTACAATGCTAATGTATTAGGTAATTTTGTAAACGATTGCACTATAAGAGCAATAAGTTTAGCAGAAGGAAATACTTGGGACGAAACTTACGATAAATTAAGTAATTTAGCACAACAAAAAGGAACTATGATGGATGACAAATATTTTATAAGAGATTATCTAAATTCTCATTATAAGAGAGTAGATGTATCTGGTACAGTAGGACAAGTAGCAAGTGAATACTCTGATAAAGTATGTCTTATAACAATGAGTGGTCATATTACTTGTTCAGTATATGGAGTTATCTATGATAGTTTTGATTGTAGAAGAAGACAAGCTGAATATTTATGGATAGTAAAGGACTAGAATAAATCTAGTCCTTTTATATATCCAAATGTATTTTTAAATTCTTTAATAGAGTAGAGTTCTATAAAAACGTTATACGCTTTTTCCATAAAATATAATTGCATATTACGATCTTTATGATATTTTTCGTGGCATTTTCTACACATAGGAATACATAACCCATACCTCATAGAGTTTTGTCTATTTCTACCCATAAAAATCTCATTAATATCTTGTCTAGGTTGATTACAAATTATACATTTATTCATATCATTTGTAAAAACTGAAAATCTATTTTTTTCCAACGTAGAAACTTTACTCATATATACCTCCTAAACGCATTTTAAACCCCAAATTAGACACGTTTATATATTAGTTGATAAAATATATGTCAGTAGTAAAATAAAGTCTAATTACACTATAATTATAACATACTTTTTTGACAAAATAAATAAAGTAATATATACTCTATTCTTTTAAGAGAGGAGGGAAATAATGTATTCAGGTTTTGAAGGATATGAAGTAGTCTATCAAAAAGGGGATAATTCTATTCTCCATCGTAGAGTCAAGACTAGACCAGTTCACGGAATTGGGGATAAAACTTCATACGGATGGGTTGTAAAGCAAATTTTGTATTTATATTGTGGTAAGAAATATACTTATGAAGAATATACAAAATTAATGAGAAAAAAGGATAAAAGGATCAGTATTAGAAATCAAATACTTGATATCAGACCTAGTACATTTTTTAAATTTGTTATTGAATTGACAATTATTTACTATTTTTGTGTAAAATTTTTAAAAGTGTAAAAAAATCTATTGAAACTACAGCAAATATATATTATGATGAAGGTACAAGTTAGAAAGATAAGAGAGTTTTAAGGACTTTTATCGAAACCTACAAGTTAACATAATATATATTTTAACAAGTTGTAAGTTTCATTTAAGGTTCGGAAATCTCTCCGAACCTTTTTATTTTGTTAGAAATGGAGGAATATGGAAGAAAAACCAAGCTACTATGCAATTATACCTGCATCAGTAAGATACGATAGCAATTTAAAAGCAAATGAAAAATTGCTTTATGCCGAAATTACATCACTAACACAAAAGACTGGTTATTGTTGGTCGAGTAATAAATACTTTGCTGAATTATACAACGTAGATATTGCAACTATAAGTAGATGGATAAATAACTTAATTGACAATGATTATTTAGATGTTAGTTACGAAAAAGACAACTCGAGGCTATTGACTTTAAAATCAATACCTATTGACAAAAAAATCAATACCCTATTGACTAAAAAGTCAAGCATAATAATAAAAGATAATAATAAATATAATATAGAAGAAGAAATATATAAAGAAGAAGAAACTTTATTCGATTATTATCAAAACAATATTGGAGTCTTATCTCCATCACAATTCGATAAGTTAAATTCGCTAATTGATAAGTATGGAAAAGATAAGATTAAAGATGCTATTGATATATCTTGTGATAATAACGTAAAAACTTTTAATTACTTTAGTAGTGTACTACAAAATGGAACATATAAATCTAAGAAAGAGAAAAGTGTTCCTGAGTGGATCAACAAAGAAATGAAACTTGAAGAGTTAGACGATAAAGAACTAGCTGAATTAGAAAAGGAATTTGAGATTTTTGATTAAAGGAGGAATATAAATGAAAACTCAAAAAGAAAGAATATTAGATTATTTATTAAAGCATAAACAAATAAGTGGCTTAGTAGCTATGTTGGAATTAAACATAATGGAATATAGACATCCTATTATGGAATTAAGAAAAGAAGGATATAGCATTTCTTCAACTTGGAAGACATCTGATAGTGGAAGAAAATATGTTCTTTATAAATTGGAGGGAGAATAATGTTCGTATTTATTTTATGGATAGTAATTATATTATCAACTCTAATGAATATTATTTTATTAATTAAAATCGAAAACGATAGAAGAATATTTAGAATTCAAGATAATTTGATTCACGATATGTTTGAAGAATTAATGAAAGATGCTAAAAACCTTACTATAGACGATATTGCAGATATGGAGGACTTCGTATGATATACAAAGATTTATTTAAGATAACTGTTGATGGAGAACCTTATGTATTGAAATCAACTTATCTACCAAAAGATACATTTACTTTAGAAGAAATGAAAAATATATACCTAGAAAACTTAGGTAGCAGGATAGAAATTGAATACATCCCAATTATGTTGGATGAAATATTAGAAGACGATGAAATATATGGAAAAGGAGAAAATAAATAATGAATATATATGAAAAATTAAGTGCTATCACAAATGAATTAAAGACAGTAGCAAAAAATCTAAATGTAGATATGGGAAAAGGTAAGAGCTATAAAGCAGTACAAGAGAAAGATGTACTTGATGCAGTTAAACCTTTAGAAGAAAAATATAAAGTTTATTCTTATCCCGTAGATAGTTCTATTATTGATAGAGATATTTTAGTTAAAGAAAATGATTATGGTAAGAGTAATACTTTATTTATGAGATTAGAAAGAACATATAGATTTGTAAATATGGAAAAACCTGATGAATATGTAGACATTAAATCTTATGGAGATGGTTTAGATACTGGAGATAAAGCTCCTGGTAAAGCAATGACTTACGCTGATAAATACGCATTAATGAAAGCATATAAAATAACTACTGGAGAAGATCCTGATGCAGAAGGTAGTCCAGAAAAAGGCTATTCAAAACAACCAACTTATCGTGAACAATTAATTTCTTATTGTAAAGAAAAGAAATTAGATTTAAAAGAAATCAGTGAATCTTATGAATTAACTAAAGAATCTACTGAAGAAGATTATAAAAAAGCATTAACTAATTTAAAAGTTGGTGAATAATGCAAAAATCGGTAGAAGAAGATAGAAATCTTTACATTGGTGGTTCTGATATACCTATCATTATGGGTATATCTCCATTTAAAACATATTATCAATTATTAAAAGAAAAAGTTGGTATTGAAGAACCTGAACACGTAGAAAACGAATACGTTGAATATGGAAATGTAATGGAAGAAAAAATAAGAGATTATGTTAGCCAAGTTCACGATACTTGTTTTAAAGAAGACAAGCTAATAAATGAAGATATACGTTGCCACGTGGATGGGTTTAATGGTAGCGAAATTATTGAAATTAAAACTACAAGTAAAATTCATAAAAAAGTAAGAACTTATAAATATTACATAGTGCAACTTTTATTCTATATGATTAATTACAACGTAGAGTATGGATATTTAGAAGTTTATAAAAGACCTAAAGATTTTAATGAAGAGTTTGATAGTGATCTGCTTACTGAATATTGTATCAACATAGAAGATTATCAAGATTGGGTAGAAGAAATTAAACAAGCTATTGAAAAATTTAGGAAAGATAAAAAAAGATTAGAAGAAAACGTATTGTTAGGAGAGGATGATTTTAATGATTAATATAACATCTGATAGAGTTAAGATTTGGAAAAATAAAAAAGAAGATGGAACTTATAACTTTACTTATTCAATATCAAGTAAAAAGCAAGATGGTAATTATGATTATATGAGTAAAAGAGTAAGATTTTTAAAAGATAAAGAACCTAGTGATACTTGCGAAATTAAAATCGATAGAGCATTTCAAAGTTTCTTCGAATTAAATGGAAACAAGTATGATTATTTAATGGTTATGGAATATGAAAGACTTGGAGGGGAAGAAAATAAATCGGTAGAGAGCGATGAATTTGTATTAACCGATGATGATCTTCCGTTCTAGTATGAACAATAGAGAGATTGAAAAATATTCCGACAATATGGAGCTCATAAAAGCTAAATGCTCTTGTGGAAGAAGACAAACAATTCCAGTATTCGTGCATAGTGCTATATGCAGGAATTGTGGAAGAAAAATAAATAATAATTCAAAAGAATATTTTATGTATCAATTACGTAAAGCGAAGGAGAAATTAGAAAATGAAAAAAATTAAAATAATAACAGTTATAACGTTAGTGTTTATAGCTATGATACTTTTGATATCAAAATTATATGATAAAGGAAATACTACAACACTTGAAGAAACAACATCGACAACTACTTCAGAGGTTTCCCTGCGTGGTCGCAAGACTACGAAGAAGAAAACTAAGAAAAGTAAAAAGAAAAAAGTAAAGAAAGCGAAAAAGAAAAAATCTAAAACTACAACAAAAATTAAAACAACAACAGCTAGTAAACAAACATATATAGACTATGCAAAAAGTTATGGCAATTTAAACGATACACAAACAAATTGCTTAATATGGTTATGGGATAGGGAAAGTGGCTGGAACCCTAAATCAGTAAATAAATCAAATGGTGCGTGTGGAATACCTCAAGCACTACCTTGTAATAAGATTAAAAAACAACAAGGTTCAAATGATTGGCAAGCTCAAATTAGATGGGGACTAAATTATATTATGTATAGATATAAAAACCCTTGTCAAGCGTGGAATCATTTTAAAAACAAGAGGTGGTATTGATGCAAAAATTATTTACGCCTACTGATTATGACTATATGATTGGTAGGGCTATGAGAGAAGAATACCTTAATGACGAAGATCTATATGTTGATATGAGTTTAGAAGACTTACAACAAATGAGAGAACAAATAATAACTCAAATTAATAATAATCTTACGTGGTACTATCTCACGTGTGATGCAATAAGAATAAAAGAGAAACAAGAGTGGTTAAATGAAAGTAGTAAGAGTGAATCTAAACGAAGAAAATAAGAAGATAATGGATGATATTACTATTATTCCAATAGCTGATGTTCATATAGGTGATAAAAATAGTAATATTAAACTATTTGAAGAAACGTTAGAAAAAATTAAAAATGGTAAGAATACTTATACTATCATCAATGGTGATTTATGTAATATGGCATTAAAAAATAGTAAGAGTGATGTTTACGAAGATAGTTTAACACCAATGGAACAAGTATTAAGAATAGTAAAATATCTTGAACCTATAAAAGATAAAATATTATTAATTAGTACAGGTAATCACGAAGACAGAACATTAAAAGAAACTAATATAGATGTAATGAGATTAATTGCTAGAGAATTAGAGATAGAAGATAGATATTGTAATTCTTGGTGGTATTTATATTTATCGTTTGGTAAAACAACAAAAAGACAAAGAGCAATAACTTATGGAATCACAGGAGTACACGGATATGGTGGTGGTCGTAAAAGTGGTGGTAAGTTAAACAGACTAGAAGATATGAGTCAAGTAGTAATAGCTGATCTATATCTAATGAGCCATACACATAAACCTATATCAACAAAAGGGTGTATATATATACCATATTATCAAAGTAAGGTATTAAGCAAACAAGAAATGTACTACTTAATGACTAATTCATTTTTAGAAAGTGATGGTGGATATGCTGAAAAAATGGGATTTCCACCAAGTAATACAAGTATAACAATGGCACAATTAGGTAGTAGAGAAAAGAAAATAAATATATTAATTTAAGAGGTAAATATGAATAAAGAAAGAATAAATAATGCAATTAAAAACACTAATATAGTAAGAGATATGTTTATTAAAATGTGTGATAATTACATAGATTCGCAGAAGAAAATAGATAAAGCAATAGAATATTTAGAAAGTTATAACACTGATTTTAAAAATACTAGGTTTGGTGAAGCACCTATTAGTTTAAGAGAACTAGGTGATTTATTAGATATATTAAGAGGTAATGATAATGAATAAAATAGCAATAATATTACAAGGGTGTGATGATGATACAAGAGCAGAATTTGTTGTAGAAGATAAAGTTCTATCTATGTTAGTGAATGTTGCAAAACAAATTAATTCAAATAGTGACTATGGTTGTCAACCAACAATACATATTTATAAAGATTATAAATATTATGATGATGGTACAATTAGAATAAGTGGTAAATACGATATTGAAACACATACTTATGATTGGGAAGCAACTAATTTAACAAAGGAAGTGAAGAATAAATGAAAGTAATAGATAGGTTAAATGGTGAATAATTATGGAAGTATTATTAGCTTATTTAATAGTAATAGGTGCAGTAGTAGGTATGGTAGGTGCTGTACTGATACTTGCATACTTTTGGATAGAATTGATTATAAAAATATGGAGGAAAAAGTGGAACAAATAGACATATTTAATGTGAACTATGAACCATTTAAAATAACTAAGAAAGTCAAATTAATCGAACTTTTTGGTGGATATGGATCACAAGCTATGAGTATGAAACGTTTAGGAATAGACTTTGACCATCATAAATTATGTGAGTGGGCAGTTAAATCTATACAAGCATATAAGGATGTTCATTTTTCAAACGATAATATTGATTATAGTAGTGATCTGAATTTAGAAGAAATAAAAAAATACCTATATCAAAAAGGTATTTCAAACAACTATAACGAACCTATGAGTGAATCACAAATTAAGAGATTAAATGAAGAACAAGCTAGAACTATTTATAACAATATTCAAGCAACTCATAATTTAGTTAATATTCAACAAGTGAAAGGATGTGATTTAGAGATAACGAATAAAGACAAATATTGTTATATTTTGACTTATTCGTTTCCGTAACTTTGTCAAGATTTATCTCTTGCTGGAAAAGGTGCTGGGATGAGCGATACATCTACTCGTTCTGGTATGCTATGGGAAGTAGAGAGAATTTTGAAAGAGTGTAAGGAACTAAATCAACTCCCTGATTGTCTTGTTATGGAGAACGTTCCTCAAGTTCACGGTAAGAAGAATTTGAGTGATTGGGAAAAATGGTTAGACAGTTTAGAAGAATTAGGATATAAAAATTATTGGCAAGATTTAATAGCTACTGATTATGGTATACCTCAAACAAGAAAAAGAACATTTATGGTAAGTGTATTAGGGAACTATTCTTATGAATTTCCTAAACCATTTCCACTAACTTTAAAACTAAAAGATTTATTAGAAGATAATGTAGACGAAAGTTTCTATTTAAGCGATAAACAAATAAATGATATACAACATTGGAACGCTTATGAAAAACCTTTAGAAAATATGGAGAAGACAGATTCTAAGAATATTAGTCCAACATTAACCACTCGATCTGGTGCTTATGCTGCTGGTATGATTTTAGTTAAAAACGATACTAAACAAGGATATTTAGAGGCAACTGATGGAGATGGTGTTGATATATCAAGTAGAATGAAATACCATCGTGGTACTGTTCAAAAGGGTATGACACAAACATTATCGACTAAGGGGGGGGGAGAATAACGGCGTGGTTGTTGATACTATGAAAAGAGAATTATGTAATGATCTGATAAAAAACGATTTAGTAGAAGAAGGAGATATTGTTAAACACTCTTATACAAATCAAATTATGAGCGGTAATAAAAAGTGTGTTGAAAAAAATGATGGAACAATGATAACACTTACTACTAGAGGAGATACTTTTGGAGTATGCGTTAAAGATGCTTACTCTGAAACCGAGAAAAAATTATTTACTGAAGATGGTAACATTAAAAGATACATTGATTCAGATATAGTAGATAAATTTGAAGAAGGTCAAATGGCAACAACTAGCTATCCAAATGGGTACGGTCACGGACCTAGAACACATAATGAAAGTATTAGTTTGAATACGATTGATAAACCTAGTGTTAAGAAAGATTTACGTATTCGCAAACTTACTCCAAGAGAGTGCCTACGCTTAATGGGAGTATCTGAAAATGATATAGACAATATGAGTAAAAATCAAAGTAATGCTAGTTTATACCATTTAGCTGGCGATTCAATCGTAGTTGACGTTTTGTATTATATTTTTAAGGAGATGTATTAATGAGAATATTTGAAGATCTGCCATATGAAATATGGTATATACCTGATACTAAAACAATTTACATATATCCACCTATAAAAGTAAGACACTTAGGAGAATTAAGATATTTGTTGAGAAAAGCAAAAATAGATGTGTCTAATGTTATAGTAGGGAGACTATATGAAAACTATTTGTAAGTTAATAGATTTATCTATTGACTATATAAGTAAAAAGCCAAGAATAACTTTAGAGATAGTCAACGCTGATACATTTGACGAAGACGAAATGAACGAACTTGCATCAAAAGATAGTATTAACGTTGAACTATCTAAAATAACTAAAAAGAGAAAACTATCTCAAAATGATATGAGTTGGGTATTGCAAAAGCAACTTGCTAAAAAGCTGAATCTAGGTAATGATGAATTACACGAAAAAATGATTAAAGAATACTCAGACTACGATATTGTATTTATGTTAAAAGAGATTGATCCATCAAAGTATTTTGATTATTACGATACTTTAGATACTAGAATAGGGCAAAATGGTAAAGAATATACTTATTATAAAGTATATATACCATCTCGAAAAATGACTACTACACAATTTGGGAGATATATGGATGGAATTATACGAGAGTGTGAAGAAAACGGCATCCATACAATTAAAGATTGAAAGTCCTAATTGATTATAAGTTTGAAAACATAAATACATACGTAAATAAGTGTAGAACAAACTATTTTTATGCTAATAAGATTAAACAGAAAGAGACAGAACTTAGTAAATATGCGTTCAATAATATACCTAAGATTGATAAATATCCTATTGAATTAATATTTACTTGGCATATAAAAAATAAAACATCTGATTTAGATGGTAAATTGCCTAAGAATATTATAGATGGTTTAGTTCGAGCTAATAAGATTGAAGACGACAATGTTAAATATATACAAAAGATTACTCACATCTATGAACAAGACACAAAAGAGTGCGTAGAAATCGAAATTAAGCCATTATTAGACACGAAAGAGGTGAACTAGGATAATGATACCTGATATAAGAGAAATACGTAATAAAGTATTAGAATTATACAATAGGCTTAACTTTCTTTTAGAGAAAAAAGAGATTAATTTTGAAAAAACTCAACCTGGTAGTCCATTATTAAAAAGTGTAATGGTAGATACAAGTAGAAATATAGTAGATCAATTTGCACTTTATATGATAAAGGACGAAGAACTTGATAAAGAAATACAAGATTTAAGAGATAATCTATTGGTTTGGGTTAAGTATTATAATGAAGAGGTTAAAAGACTAGGAAAATATAATGATCTGCTTATGATTGAATTCCTCAAAAACGAACTAAATTGGAAATGGAGAGAAATAGACGACTATCTTCATTATTCAGAAGGCGGATCACGAAAAAAATATTATAGGTATTTAAAAAAGAGGAATTAGTCCTCTTTTTTTATTTTGCCATCTTTTAATAATTTAATACACAATCTTAAAAATTCTGAATTTGTTAAACTGTTTTGCTTAATAGTTTTTTTGATATCTAATAGTTCTTCTTTTGGTAAACTTACGCTAAATTGTTTATAATTTTCTTTTAGATATTCTTTGTCATATCTTCTTTTATTAGCAATAGCTTCTTCTGATAATCTTTCTTTTTCGTTCATATAGGCCTCCTTTACTTAATTTTAAGTCACAATTTACTTAATTGCAAGTAATTTTATAGTCAAAATTGTTTAAATCAGTAATTTTATCAGCTTTTACGATTAATTTAGTTCCAATTTCTGCTATTTTTCCTCTGATACCTATTAAACTACCTTTGTAAATAGATTTGTCTATACCAATAATACTTTCGTGAATATTTTCAAATAAAACAGGAATGATGTTATCTTCTACATCTACATAAATAGTTAATTTGTTTATTGCGTTTGCATATTCTTTAATTTTGCTTTTTCTTATAACTCTTCCAGTTAAATATATCTGATTCATTATTGATTCTCCTTTTCGTATTTTTCTATAATATTTTTTATTTCTTTTAAGTTTTCTTCTGAAAAGCCACCATACATAAAGTTTACTATTTCTCCTGGTATAGCATCATTTTCTTTGAAAGTAGGTTCTTTATATATAAATAAGATATCGCTTTTTAAATTATTGTTAGTAAAGCCTTCTAGTAGTGAATAAGTGTTATTTTCTGTTTTATATATAAGTGATCCATCAGAATTTTTTAATAAGCCTGTTTTTTTCTCATATTCTTCCTTTATCATTATATTTTGTAATAAATCTATCGCCATACTTATTTCCTTAATTTCGTATTGTGTATAATCTTCTAAATTATATAATAAATCTAATATTTCGTTAATTTTTTGTTTCATTATAATTCCTCCTTGTCGTATTCGTATAAAAATACATCCATTGTAATATCATATCTTGACATTTTTTTATCTAATTTATTAAGTGTTTGTAATATTTTTACAATCGTTTCATATAAAGTATTATAATTTCCTAAATTATATCTACAAATTATATTATCTAAAAAACATATTGCGTTTTTATCTAGATCTTTAACAATCTTTTCATTTTCGTTAATTAAATAAATAATTGGAGAATAGTCTGAATTTCCAATTGTTCTTACTTTTTCTCTAGCTAAAAAGAATTTTTCTAATATTTGTAATTCTTCTTTATTCATTTTCAACACCTCCATATAATAATTTGTCTGCTTTTTCAATAAATTCAGCAACCTCTCGACCGATTCCGTATTTTAGATAATTACCTTCTGAATCATATATAAATTCTTTAAAATATGTTATACAATTATTTAATCTATTAAATTCGTTATAATTATTGATTAACCAATTTAAAATTGCTTGTTTTAATTCTAATTTCATATTCTTACCTCCTTAAAATTCAATTCTTATTGTATAGTCTGTTTTTGTTTTTTTATTTGTTAAATGTATGCTTGTTTCGTTTAGATATATATCATATTCTTTTTCCATTTCTTTAATATTTTTGAAAAGAGTTTTTAATATATGATCCATTTCTTTAAATTGATTCAAATTGTCTCTTACGAACCACTCACTATCTGAACAATAGTAACTAAAAAATTCTATTAATTCTTCTTCGTTCATTTTTTCAACGTTATTTTTATATTCTTTTATCATATTATCTATTTCTCCCTTTATTTATATATTTTAGTAATATCTTCATATACTACGTTTTTGTCGTTATCTATAATGTAGTAATTTTCATAATCACCGTTATCAATATGATATTTTAATTCTTCTATCATATCTTCTTCAGAATAATGTTCATATTCGTGTAGTTGATTTTCACAAATTGATAATAATTCTTTACATTTATCTTCTATTTCAATTTCTAATTCTCCAAATTTTTCAGAATACATATCTTCGTTTATATATTCATTATATAAGTTTTTAATATCAGCATATAATTTTAAGCCATCAGAATTTAAATAATCTGAATCTAAATTATTAAAAAACTTTTCCCAGTCTATAAGTACTAGAAAAAAGCTTGAATAATGATCTTTAATATCAATTCCAGGATAATTTTTCCCAAGCATCAATTCTCCTTGATCTGCTTGAACATCCATTAAATAACTATAATATAATTCTTCAAAATCAGATCTTAACATATTATTATTTAAAATAATATCTACTTGTTCTTCTAATTCCATTTCTTTTAAATATTTTCTTTCCATTTTATTACCTCCATTTTAATCTTCTATTACTTTTATATCAGTGGGAACGATTGTTCTTGATGTTCCTAGATCTGTTATACCTGTTATATATAAATCTTTGTCGTTGTCATAATAAAGTGTATTTCCCATTTTATTAGTAACTTTTATTAATGTTTCTTCTGAAAAGTCTGAATCAATTATAAAAAATTGAAACTCGTCTATGTAATAATCTTCTTCTTCGTTGTAGTTATCTATTAAAAAGTCAATACCATTAAAATATGATCCTTCAAAATAACTGTTGCACATAATCATATTGTCGTAAAATAAATTGAAAGCTTTCGCCTCTGATAAATAACCGTCTATTATATCTTCTTCTTTTAAATATCTTACTATGTAATCTTCTTCATTTTCTCCATATATTATTTTATATCTTTTTTCTTCCATTCTATACATCTCCTTTTATTTAATATATTTTTTACATATGTTATAGTTTTTATTTTTAATCATACATTGATTAAATTCTTGAGAATTATATTTATTTTTGTTTTTTAGTTCAGATCTATATAATAATAAATCAATACTAGCTAAAATCATAAAAAATAGTAAAATACTAATAGTAATAAACATAATAAACATTTTTTTGTTTTCTTCTTCTGATAGAAATCTATTCATAATATCACTCCTTCTTTAATTACTAAACAATCTATAATATTCTTAGGCCAACGTTTACCACGTCCGAATTAGTAACATCTTCCTATATAAAGAACAATATCTTTGTTCAGCCTATGATCTTCTTTATACGTTTTCTTGCCCTAGCAATTTCCAACTTGTCGACAATATAACACTTACTAATCGTTTATAATAATTTTCAATGAACAATAACTAATAATAACTTAATAATAAGTAAATATTAATTAATAGCAACTTTATGGTCTGAATCTTTATTATTTTATCTTCGCTATTGTTCGGCCTTTGTTGCGTACAGTACGTATTTTTTTATCTTTCCAACAAGTATATATTTTATAGCTTATATACAAATGTATTAATGAATTAATACAACCTATAATAAATAGATCTTTTTCTTCGTTGCAATTACATTATATCAAATACTTAATAATAAGTCAAGTATAAATTAATCAATGTATAAAAGCAAGCCGCTTTCTTTCATTGACAATTACATTATATCAAATACTTGTTATTAAGTCAAGTATAAAAATTATATTTCTTTACACTTATAAAAGATATATTATAATTGTCTCACTTTGTCACGTATTATTTATGCTATAATATATATAGAAGAATAGCATCTTAACAAGTGCAGATGTTCAAAAACGGGCAAGGGCTAAAAGTGGAGTAGATAAGATATTGTTTAAATACACTATAAGACAATAACAATATACTTATATATAATAGATAGATAATAACTTATTGATTCAGATCTTTTCTTTTTTACTGTTTTTTTATATCATACTTTTTTAGTAGGAATTATACACACAATAAAAAGAGAATAAAAAAACAAAATAAGAAGATCACGCAACCAGATGCAAACAAGTAAACGAATAAGCGAACATATGTGCTAGTTCCTATAACATACATTATGTTAACTTGTCGGTATTATGTATAATATACTATGTGTTTATTACTATATATCAATATATAGGGGGTGGGGTACTCCAAAAATAGAGGGCGAGCAGTGAGGAAAC